AAAACCAAATACAGGTCCGAGGACCTCACATTACGTTTTGAGTAATGTGCAAACTAAAGATAACTAAGTTATCTCCTCGTCTTTCCATATATACCCTTTTACCCAAAAGGGGTATATGGATAATTTACTTGTCTTTCTAATAATATTGTCAATAATTGCGGATGGTTTGAATCCATCTATATTATTGAATATGTTTATTTAAACATAATTATTAGAAAAGTCCGTGGCAAGTAAAGTTGAATTTATTCAACTATACGATAATGGACAATGATTAAGCCAAAATTTTAAAATCTAAAAATCATGATACATAATTTATTATATATCATAATAGTTAGGTTAACCAAGTTGGTCTTTCCTAACTGTGATTTTAAAATTATAAAAAGAGTATTTAAAACAATTTTCAGTCTTCTTAAGAAGAATGGAACATTGTTTACTGTAAAATATCTAAAGCAATGTAGATTGTTAATAACAAGATACATGTGCGGTAGACCAATTTACAGGAATACTTCTTTCATAGCTACAAAAGGCGGATTTCCTTCCAAATTCTATTATCTAAAATCTATGATAGATTCAAAGAAGGTAGAACAAATCAAATTTGTTTTAACTTTATTGAATATATCAAGGACTATAACTCCACGTAAAAATGAAGTTATTCCAATAGATTTTAGTTCTATAACAAATGGACCTAAAAAGAACAAGTTTAAAACTGTTCCAGGTTCATTTATTAAAGATTTTATAAGAGAATTTGATTTAAAAATGGAATTACCAAAATTTAGTACAGATAATTTCTTTATCAATCTAAAAATGGGTCCACATGGTCCAAGTGTTCTTTCAATAACAGAAACTGTTAAATGATTGAATGCTAGACAATTGTGGTATATCCATGAATTAGTTGGTAAAGAATTCTTTACTAAATATATTGGTCCATTTTATTCATTTATTAAACATAATGATATTCACCTGCCAAGTGGTAAAGATGATAAACAGTTGTTGTTTAACCATCGTAACACTGGTAGATTGAGTATCGTTAAAGATCCTGAGTGTAAAATGCGTGTAATAGCCATTAGTGACTATTTCACACAATTTGCTTTAAAGCCTATTCACAATAAGTTAATGGATATGTTATCCAAACTTCCTTGTGATAGGACTTTTACTCAAGATCCGTTTCATAAATGAGAAGGAAATGATCCCTTTTATAGTCTTGACTTATCAAGTGCCACTGATCGGTTTCCTGTCCATTTACAACAAAAATTAATGACATATCTGGTTAATAAAACACTAGATAATGTTATTAAAAGTTATAAATGAACAGAATGTTGAATGAAACTACTCATTGATAGAAATTATCACCATGATGGGAAAGACTACAGATATTCTGTTGGTCAACCCATGGGTGCATATTCATCATGAGCAGCATTCACTTTGTCTCACCATTTGGTGGTTCAATTTTGTGCTCATAAAGCTGGTAAATTTCCATTTACCAATTATATAATTCTTGGTGATGATATTGTTGTTAAAGACAATAAAGTCGCTAGAAATTATATAAGTTTTATGAACAAATTGGGCGTAGACATATCTATGCATAAAACACATGTATCAAAAGATACATATGAATTTGCTAAGAGATGGATACGCTGAACACCAGATGGATACAAGGAATTATCACCTATACCTTTAAAGGGTATAGCTGCTAATATAGATAATCCTTTTATAATCTTTACGATTTTATTTGATTATTTTATTAGCAAAGGTAATATGTACTTGAGTAAGAGAGGCCTAGTTAGTTTAGTAGTTAGGTTATATAATAATCTAACATTTAAATATTACATTAAACGTAAGCTTGTTAAACAAGTTAAATTTAATAGTAAATATTTAAGAGCTAAATTAAATATGTTAAATCTCAGTATGAGATTCAGTATGGATCTTATTACTGATTGCCAATTAAGAAGTTATTTGGCTTTCAGTTTTAGGAACCATGACTGGTATCCCATACCAAGCGAAAGTACAATCCTTAGAGAAGAAACCCTAAGGGTACTTGGTATTAGTATAATTCCTGCAATCCATTCTGGAAT